CGCTCCACATACGTGCTGGCCGTCCTGATGTCGCTGGTGCTCACCACCGCATCAGTGACAATGTCAGCGGGAAACTGGCTCACGCTGACAATGCCCTGGCGATTGAGCTCCGAGCCGGGCCAGTAGAACTGGATGCACGCTGCCAGGCACCTGAATTGCCCGGCATTGCTGGACAGAAAGTTCAATCCGGGGGTGTCAGCACTGTTAACGGCCGTGAAGGTGATGGTGGCGGAGTCACTGGTGACTGGAGCAGATGGAATCTGCGCGACAGCCAAACCGGGAACAAAGACAAGGGCAGCGCCCACATCAGTTGACGTGTTGCAGATGACAATGTCTCGCTCAAACCGCGACACCACCCCACCACTACCGTCCCCGAAGGGCCCACTGACCAGAGGGCCATTACAAGGATCAGCAAGCAGAGCAGCGTAGTCCAGGGAGGCCCTGTCCATGGACACACCTCGGGGCACGGCTGCCCGTCTCCTGGCACGTTTGGCATTCTTGCTCTTCTTGGCCATCTTGTACAGCGCCTAAACGTTTATTAAATCCAAGTATGAATCTTCAGGGATGGTTATGCCTGGGTTGTCAGCCGCAGACATCACGAGCCTAATGCCATTGAGTGGGCCCAACTCAGAGTATTGGCGCTCCAGGCACTCCTGGACGTCAGGGGTTATGCCCCATGCCCGCCAGAAGCTGGCCCTGGCCTCAGGGGTGATGGGTTGGCCCGTGGCCGCCATCCCCTTGGCAAGGAACTCAAACCCAGAGTCCATGTCTCCGAAGCCCTGCGCCTTGCGGCTAGGGGTGCCAGTGCGGACCATCGCTGCATAGGCTGCGGAAAACACGGGCACCCCATCCGCTATCGCAGACCCCGCCAGCCCAACCTGGTAGGTCCACCTGTTGTACCCTCCAAGCGGGCGCCCCATATCCGGCTTCTTGCAAAGGACGTCCTTGCAGAGCGCGGTTCGGGGGTTGCGGCACATGACCCAGCCGGCAGAGGTAAGGACAGGCCTCATCTGGCAGAAGTCGACGCGCTCGAACACGTCGGCAACACCGTCAGAGGTTAGCGTGAACCCCATTTCGAGGAACCACTTGTCCATACCGGCGAGGAACCGGTTAAGGTCCCTGCGCTCCATGAACACCGAGCAGTCGTCGCCGTTGTTCGCCAGGCGGACGCGCACACCAACGCTGGCGGCATACGCCCAAACCATAGCACACATCAGGAGACAGTTGCCAAGCGCAGTGTTCATGTCACCGCTCATGCGGCAGCCACGCACCACGTACTTGAAC